GCATCAGCAGAACTTATAGTGCCTGTTACATCATCACCAAACATTATCGATTCTGAACCAAATGCTTTGTACTTTAAAGCTGAACCATTAATAGTTAGTGCATCTGTTTCTGTAGTACCATCTACATCAACGTCACCAGATATGTCCAAGTCAGTCCCAATTAGTGTTTGAGAAAAAGTCACTTGTCCATTAGAAGCTATAGTTATAGCATCTACATCAGAAGCAGAGCCTATAGTTTTACCGTCACCAATGATCAAATCATCAGTTAATGTCACTATACCTGTGACCCCTAAAGTGCCACCTATAGTTGCATCATCTGTAACTGTTAAATCATCTTGTACTTTAAGATCTACTACATTCAAACTAGCAAAAGCGTCAACTACGGCTGCTCCAGATCCAGCACCGTCTAAGTAAACTACTTTGGTATCACCTGGAGGTATGGTTATATTCGCTCCAGAACCTTGTGAAATAATTATATTTTGTGAACCACTTGTACCATTTTCAATAAACTGCAATCTTTTTACAGTGTTAGGAGAAATAGTAATCGTACATGCTGAATCTAAAGTTCCTGTATATTTAAGATACATTGCTCTACCAGGATCAGTAGAGCCGTCAGCAATTATAGTGTCGTGCGTATCAGCATTAGTTGTTATGGCTTCTGTTCCAAAGCCTAAAGCTTCACCGATCAATTCTAAATTAGTATTTGTGCTCGTGCCCCAAGTTCCAGATTCATCACCTGTAGCGATTTCTTTAAGTCTTAAATTATTTATATACGTAGCCATTCATATCTCCGTTCAATTGATTATATTACCTTTCTTGTGCATAGTTAAGCAACATCTTCCCAACCGGGGGTTTGAGTTTCATCTATGTCAGTATAATTAGGCGTTTGAGTTTCATCTATAAGACTCCAAACAAACGGTTCGCCAACTTCTCCAGTTGCTGAAACACCTGTTGGAATTACGTTTCCTTTAGCAACAACTGTAAGTGATCCTACAGATCCTGTCGCAGAAACACCATTAATATCAAATCTTGCGTTGTGGTGTATGGTTACAGAACCAACAGATCCTGTTGAACTAAGGCCAGAAACAGGAACATTTGCTTCACCATCAACATCAACTGAAACCGAACCTAGTGTGCCAACTGCACTTGGACATACAGCTACAGCTTGAGCATTTACACCTACACCAGATACTGCACCTGTAGCAGATTGTCCTGTGGGCGTTACATTAGCCTCTGCATCTGTTGTAGGCGTTCCTAAAGCAGATGTTCCAGCTTGTCCTGAAAGTGTTAAATTAGCTGCTGCTACTGTAGTTACAGATCCTACAGCAGAAGTGGCAACTAAAGTAGAAGGAGTTACATTAGCTTCTGCGTCTACACTTACAGAACCTAATGCAGAAGTTGCAGCTACACCAGATATGGTGAAGCTTATAGGTACAGCGGCGGGTTGTCCCCAGGGACCTTCACCCCAGCCAGCTCGACCCCAACCTGACATTTACTAAGCTATTCTTATGATAGCTGTGCTTGCTGCTGCTGCAGGAAAAACTACTGTAAAGTCACCGGCTGTAGAAGTTTTATCTCCACCAAAATCTATTGTAGCAACAGATTTATTACTGTCACTTGAGTTGTAGATCATACAACCTCTAGCAGTTATGGTAGCTGTGCCAAACGTCAAATCAGCAAAATCAGTAAAACCTGTGGTTCCACCTGTGGTTGGATCAACTCTTGTTAAGTTTGCTCCACCTGAAGTGTAATTAGTTCCTGATGCTTGCCCGGTAGTAGTAAACGCAGTTGTGGTAGCACCTAAAGTAGCAGAACTTGTATATAGTGCTAGTTTAAATGTGTCTCCACCTGAGTTTTTAAAGTTATGAACAGCTTCTAACAGCTCCTTTTTGAAGCTAGTTGTTAATGTTGATGTGATAGCCATATTTATATCCTTTTTACAATTTTAGCCACATCTTCCTCACCAGCTTTTAACAACTCTTGAATTAGTGTAGCTTTATAGGATTTTATAGCATTTTTTATGTAAATCAAACAGACTTGTTTTATCTGTTCTTCATAGGCTTTTGCTTGTGCTTTTACATGTGGCTCTAGTTCTTCAGAACTACCAACTATTTTTTCAGTCAAACGCTCTGCCCAAAACTCAGGAGGATGGCCACCAAAGTTAGATGTTTTAGTTTCTATTACGCCTAAACTCGGTATTGCCGTAGGTGTTATTTCATCTACCATACCTTTGGCTCGTTATCTCTTGGTTTTAAGTGACTATCGTTTCTATCTATAAGAATAGGTTCTTGTTCCTTTATTTCTTCTTGTAGCTCCATAGCTTCGCTTTGTTTCATTGAAACCATATAGCCTTTTCCGTCAGACATAATTACCAAAGGATCCTGGAGTCTGTGATAACCATACAACTTCTCTTGTGCAAGAACGTTGGTATCTAATAATCCGCTTGATTTTGCAACTTCAACTTGAACTCCGAGGTGCATAGCTTTTGATAACCAAAACTCTACACAGCCTCTGCCAGCCTCTGCAAAATGCAAGTTACCTTTATAGCTAAAATCTATTCCAAATAATTTTAGCGTTGATACTTTATTCCACAATGCAAAAGCTATTGCATAGGCAACTGTATTATTTAAGTAACAACAATTAAATTCTTGTAATATTTCATTAATTGGATATTCAATCAGATTCTTACATCTATCATCTAGTTCACAGGTATATATGGGTTTGTCGTCATTTAACAAAACTTCTACCATTCCACTCGTTTGACCCCCAGCATCATCTGTATCTAAGAATCTACTAACCGGGTCCATCATAAAAACTCTATCGTGATAAATGACGGATGCTACTGAATTGATAGCCCATACTTCATCAAAGTGTGAGCCATGTGATTTTGCTAAATTGTAATCAAACCAGCTTTTGCCCATACCGACAATAGCTACAGTTTTACCTTCGAGTTTCTTGATTCTCTTCATATCTTCTCCTTTTAAAAATTTAAGTAACTTGTGTTCTTAATGAATCATATCTATATTCGTCTCTTCTTCCTCTAGCTTCAGCCATATTTTTTAATCTTTGAATTTCTTGACCGAACCTAGTTTCATAAACAACTTGCATCTCTGGCTCACCTTTCATAAATGTAGATGCCTCTATCAATGATCCATAAAGTAGTGCATTACGAGCATTGTTAGACATCCAAGTTCCTGTTGTTTGCGAAGTTAGACTTGTTGGTTTGTATAAGTAATGTAACTCAACGGTATAAGTTTGATCTGGAACAGGTGAAACTATTAAAGTAGAACCATTGTTGCTTGCAGTAGATAGGTCTTTATCAAAGTCTGCATAATACAAAGGTCTTCCTCTTTCTGAGGTGTCCACTGCATCATTAGAATATTCACGCATGAAGCTAGTGTGTTTTTTATCTAGATAGTGGTAATCGTTATTACTGTCTATTACAGCTAAAGAAAAACTAAGTTTAAAATCGGTGGGAGCTGTAAGATAAGTATTACCAGTTGTCAAAGAACCTGTTACATTTTTTCTGAAGTAATCAAATTCAATTAACTCTGCAATTCTCTCTTCAGTATTGATGATCATATCGTTTAATGTATTAACGAAAGTTGTCTCATCATTTTCTGTGTAGTTTTGTATTAGTGTTTTTAATTCAGTTAACGTCATGTCGTGATTGTAACCTCCCCAACTGAGCCTGTCATTTTATCTACAACAAAATTTGATCCAACTATGTTTGGATCCATAGAGTTGCCTTTAGTAATATCAGTATAAACAACAACAACAAATCCTTCACCCACACCAAGGTCTTGATTAGGTCTAGGTTTGTAAAGAGCTTCAGGATCTATTACATGAGGTAAAGGTTCTAGTTGAGGATGTTTTGGTTCAAAACATGATGGACACGTTTTTAGTCCATTCCATTCTTCTTTTAGTTGATTTAGTTTGTATTCAAAGCCACATCTATCGCAGATGGCTTTTGCAAATTTACCTACTGCGTATGCCATATTTAAGCAAAAGATTTATATCCAATCTTGAAAGATGCTCTATCTTCGTCTTGGCTCATGGCTCTTTCAAACTCTTCTTCATACATTTCTTTTAAAAGAATCGCCCTATCCGGGGCTTTCTTTATAGCTATGTAATATGCAAGTCCAGCTGCAAAACAAGGATAAAATCTAAAAGGCATATCCATAGTATTAGTTGGTTTGTCAGCATCATCCATCCTTACAATTTTATTAAACACTAATACATCTGTGCTGTTTTCTGGAGACGGCCATATTTTTAATACAGGTGTATTTAACTTATCAAGAAAAAACTGAGAGGGTCTAGATTTGGTTGATTTAGTGGGAATGTTTAAATATTCGCTTCTGCTGATCCTAGACATCTGTAAATCTAAATCAGTTCCATTTGTGTTTCTTCTTAATGAACAATCTAATATATCAACTATATTAGCATTTAGTGTGTAGTCAGTTTGTCCTTCGGTGACTGTTTGAGTTGATTGTTCTACAGTCCACTGGTTTAAACCTCGATTAGCCCATTCAGCTAACATAAGGTTTATAGATCTCTTTGCTGTTTTTAGATCGTATCCTGTTCTAAGTTCTAATCCACACCTTTCAAATGCTTCTTCTACAAACTCAGCTACATTAGGTTCAAAATCTGTACTACCTGAAAGTGCCATTATTCGTCCTCTGCATATAGATTATCAAAAATTCTGTTTATATCCAACGTGTAGTCTAAATCAGACTTTGAATAATGTATATGAGCAGATGGTTTAAAATCAGGTGCACCTGTTCCTGTTTCAAACCAAGCAGGGTGTGTAACTCTAACTCGGTTGTTTGGTAGTGCAACTATGTTTCCTGTCCAGGGACCAGCATCTAGTAACTCCATAACATGACTTTGTTTGTGTTGAGCTGGATCATCAGCTATTTCGTTTTCTGCATAATCAACAGTAAACAAATATTTAGCTGGATAAAAATTACCATCAATCTTTGCCATCCAAGGACAAGGTGTTGCCCTATCTATAACATAAACAGCGTGATGATGAGACGAACAATCCCAAGGTTGAGCATCGTGAACTGCCATCGGTTCAGGCCATTCTTCAAAAGGAGTATCACCTACTAGAGCAGTGATAGGCATTCTTGCCCACATTGCTCCACCATGTACTGTGTCTTCTTCTTCTCCTTCAGCTTCTATGCCTGTAAATATCAATTGAAAACTTAGACAACGACATGGCATTGTTGTAACTGCAACTGCCATAGCGTGTAAGAATTCTCCGTGATATTTTTCGTGGTTGTGCGTGTACTCTCTCCTAACCCAACATTTAAAATGTGGGATATTACTTTGCAAATATGCCACTTTATTTTACTTTCCCTCCTTTTTTATAACCTTTAGATTTCATCATTCCGCCTTTTCTGTATCCCTTGGATTTCATCATTCCACCCATTTTCATACCTTTAGACTTCATCATGCCACCTTTCTTGTAGCCCTTAGATTTCATCATGCCACCTTTTTTGTAGCCTTTTGACTTCATCATTCCGCCCTTCTTCATGCCTTTGGATTTCATCATTCCACCCATAGCCATGCCTTTGGACTTCATTTTTCCGCCACTGCTATAGCCTTTTGTTTTTTTATACATATTTACTCCTAAGAAAATTTAGTTCTTTTTCTTCTATCGGACATAACTTTACCACATCCTCTAGCGATTCTTCTTACCTCTCCACCTTTTTTTAATCTGACTTTAGCTTTCTTTGTATTAGCAACAACGGTTTTACCTTTTCGCCCGGCTGCTTTCTTTTTGCGAGCTGTTTTAGCTCTTTCTGATTTTGATAGGCTTTGTGCTTTTGCCTTTGGTAAACAACGATCTGGATTTTTTTTATCTTTGCTAGTGCCACACGGTCCCTTGATAGAACCGTCTGTGCCTATCCTAACCCAGTTTTGTTCTCGCCATTGCTTAAGTTGTCCCATTACCTAAGTCTTGCTCTCATTACAATGCCTTGGCCTCTTATGTTAACCAAGCCACCTCTTTTCATTTTCTTTCCTTTAGACTTTTTTGCATAGTTAGGATCTTTGCAATATTTAGAGGCTGCCATATTTGCATATGCAGAAGGATATGTATCAAAAGTACGCTTTGCCCAAGCCTTACCTTTTGGGCATATTTTTCCACCACTCTTTGCTTTCTTTGCCATTATTTTATTCTACCATGTTTTTTTCTTATAGCATCTTTGCCTCTTCTGAATATTTCAGCTTGTTTTGGCTTGCCTCCATATTTAGATCTTTGTTCTCCCACAGTCAATATTTGTATTAATCTTGCAAAAGGTTTTCTAGTTTTCTTAACTTTCGCAACTGTGTCTCTAGCATCTTGAACAGTTGCATACTTTATAGAGATAGTGTCTTTGGGGTTCTCATCAGTATAAAGTCTTCTGCCACTACCTTTTGGTTTTTTTCCTGTTCCTACTTTTGGGTCTTTTCTTTTTGGCATTTTTTACTAATTTTTTTAAAGTATTAGATTGTTTCTTGTGCATCCTAGATGCTTTGTTAAGCTCTCTAGAAACTTTTTTAATTTTTCTTAACACTTCCATCTCCTCCTAGCTTGTCTGATTCTTGAGTTAGGATTATTTCTAGTCTTAGCAGAACTACGTTTTAATTGTCCTAATGATCTAGCACAATAAGACTTTCTACGCTTTGCTGCTTTACTGCCTTTTTTAACCTTGCCTGTTACAGCAGTTTTTAGTTTAGATCCTGGATTAGCTTTTCTATATGCACGAACACCTTTTTTAGTCATACCAGCCCCACTTTTCGTGGGGCGGTAATTAGCATTCTTACCTTTGGTAGTCCTGCGTATAGGTTTAGCTCTCCTCCGGGTAGCCATTTATCAATAGTTTTTGTTTAATACAAGAATTATTGAGTAAGCGTCTCCACTAGAGTGACCAACAGTTGTGAAATCAATATCACCAGTAACACCTGATCCAGCGTTATTAGGTATACCGCTAAATCTGTCATCGTAATATTCATCTCCTGTGCTGTCGGCTGGCAACGGAATTGCTAAAACATTGGTAGAAGCGTCAAACTCTATGTCAACACCCATACCTCTAGTTGCCCAATAAATCCTTGCGATAGAAACTTTTGTGCAAGCTCTCCCCTCGCTGTCAGCACTTAAAGCAGAAACATCTACTTTTTTTACAGATGATTCACCTGTGCCATCAGATTCATTGGTAAACTTTAAAATAGCAACTCTTTCACCATCCTGAATAGTTTGGGAAGTTACTGTATCAGCCATTATTTACTCCTATTAAGCGTCAGCAAATGGTGTTACTAAAGTTCCTGAACCTAGTGTAATACCCTCTACTGCATACTTGGCAGAAGCTATAGCAGTTACTTTGATAATACTACCAGCGAGTCCGCCTTTTGTACTTCCGTTCAAAGTAATTACATCGTTAGATGCACCAGATATAAAAGTTTTACCTGTAGCATCATTAACGCCTGTGTAAAGGCCACCTACAAATTTATCTGTTCCATCTGTTTTGATGTCCATATCTGTGGCTGCTGTTACTACAACAAAGAAGAAACTTGCACCTAAGTTATTAAGTTGATTAGGATCATCATCAGACCCTGGTGCTGTTGCTACTATGCTTGGTAAAGTAAATTTACCATCTGCATCATTGGTGGTTAAAATTTTACCTGCGTGTGCTGCTACTGTAAGTGTAGTGTCAGCCGTTAAGCTTACTACTGCTGCATTACCTGCTGAAATAAAACCAGATAAAGATTTAACTGGTCCTGAAAATGTCGATTTTGCCATAATTTCCTCCTTTGGAAATAAGTTCTATAGTCTCGGCTTGTCTGCTAGGTCAGTCTATAGAACAATTTATTATCCTAGTCCTTTCGATTGTATAACAGATATTAGTAAAAATGAAATAAAAAAAAGGGAGCCAAAGCTCCCTTTTCTTCGAGACGTTCTCTAGAACTTACGCTCCTTGAGATGCAAACACTGCTCTTGGATTCGAGAATCCAAATGAGTATCTCTCTCTAGCTTTGAACCTGACATTACCAGTATCAAAGTCACCTTCCATAGAAGTTGAAAGAGGTGATCTCTCAAAGTGTTTAAATCCATCTGGACAATCTGTTAACAAGAACCACGCATCGTTGTCTGTTAAGAAGTGGTTAACTGAATAACCTTCAGGGACCATACCCATATTCCTAATAGCATTGATGTCGTTATCAGAAGTTCCGACTCTGCCCGGAGTTTGAAGTAGTCTATCTGCCACAAATTGTAGTTGTGGTGGAATAATTAACTTCTTACCTTGTAGAGCAAGAATCATGCTTTTGTCGTCAGTAAAAGTTGATACTGCGATTAAAGCATCTTCTAACGAAGTCTCATTCAAGTCAGTGTAAGTGCTTGGTCTGTTTGAGAATGTTCCTCCACCAGCTAAAGGGTGATCGGTAGCAACAAGTGCTTTACCGTCTCCACCTGTGAAGCTAGATGAGAAAGCATTATTCAATACAGCAGCAGCTTTCACTTGCTTAGTATGAGCCATAGATCTCGCTAACGCCTTGGTATATCTAGCCCCCAAGCGGTCATAAAGATTATCCTCTATTGCTTCTTCTGTAAGAGCAAACGCTAAAGCTATGGTTTCGTGTGAATACCTAGCAGTGAAACCTTCGGAAGCTGAATCAAATTCAACAGCGTTTCCTTCTGCTTTCACTTTGGCATTACCAAAACCAACGATCAATGTTTCCTCTTCAAAAGCTCTGTCCGAAGACTCGGTTTCAAAGATTTCAGCATGTTCGTTTTCGTAGCGGTCGTACTCCATTCCAAACAAAGCATTTAGCCCTGGTTCTAGCTCTTTAGCTAGTTGTGATCGATTAATCGCCATTACTAAACTCCTGTAGTTTGAGCATAGAAGTGCTCGTTAATTTTAACAATCATGTTGACGTTTGTAGAAAGACTTCCTGTTCCAAGAGCATTGTTCTCTGGATCATTGGAAAATCCAACAATTCTACATTGAGCTGTACCTGTAGCCATAGTTCCACTGAGATCTACATTAGATTTACCAGTGGTTGTACTACCAGCAGCGTAAACAATGTCAGCGTTTAAGCCAACAACTGTTTGTGTAACACTACCTGTAGCAGCACTTTGAACTTCAAATAAAGCATTAGGATCGTCAACTACGAAAGCAACTGCGTCTGATGTCACAGTACCATCAGGGAAATAAGGTGAAAATTGCACCTCTCCCGCTGAATCAGTGTACTGGCATCCCTGAAAGACTCCTAGTAATAAATCTCCAGCCGCAGCAACAGCTATGCCGCCTGTGGCTTTCATTACTACTGGGTCGCCTGTAAAGATACTTCCGGTTGTGCCTGAAAGAATTCTATACTCAGTAGTACCAGTGCTATTAGCACCGCTTCCAAGTTTTCCTATAGGCCTTAAACCGAATTTAGCATTTGTATTTGCCATAATAGTTTCCTAGTTAATGTTTATTATAGAAGTAGTAATTACTTACTGCTTCCTCCAAAAGTAACCTTTGATGACACTTTACTTGAAATTGGCATCGCAGGATTCTCTTCACGCATTAGGTCGTTCTCTACGGCAGTCATTTGGTTTTGAGTTTGTTGTTCAAAAAATTGGTTTCTTTGATCTGCGATTTCTTTATCAATTTTGCACAGTATCAACCCACCCACACCTATAACGCCGGCATGTCGACCATCATCGACTGTAGGAAGATCGTGAAATCCAGATATTTCTTCAGGCTTTACCGGGACGAATCCTTCACGAAATCTTTTTGAGACATTCGTTTTGTCATCTTGCCCTAGTACAGATTCTCTAATCCAATGATATTTTATACCTTCAGATTCAGCTTTTTGTATAACTTCCTCTGGCAGTTCTAAAGCAGAAGGCATTTTCCAGACTTTTGGTCTTTCGTCTTTTGCTCTAGTATCAGAACTTCTTGAAGCTCTAACATCTTCATTTTGAATCACTGTTTCTTTATCTTTTGTCATGATCTTTCTAACCTCGCTTTTTGTATTGCGTAATCTTTAAATGACACTCCAAGCTTTTTAGCTAGTGCTTGTTCGCTCGGTGTCAACTCGATACGATTTTGTTTGCGTCCTGTCGATGTATTGCGTGTGGCTGAAGCGACTGTTTGGACGGGTTTTTTGTCCGCTTCCACGTTAAATTTATGAGGCAACTCTTGTCGCACTCTGTTATTTAATTCACTATAGTACTCATCAGACTCAAGGTCAAACCCTTCGTTCTCTAGTTGATTATGAATCGCAAAGGCAACTGAAGTTGCAACTTGGTCTTTTCCAAACCAAGTATTCTCTTGTGCCCACTCTCTAGCTCTGTCTGATGGATCTTCATACTCTTGAACTGGTTGTTGTTGTTCAAGGTAGTTTGGTTGATTTTTAACTTGTTCGTTATAGGCTGCTTCTTGTTCTTCATACCTTTTTTGGTCTTGCCTATATTGTTCAAGTCTAGCTTTATCTGAAGTAGCCATTGTTAAAGCCTCAGTAGCTGTAGCTATTGCATCAGGATCCTGGGACTCAGTAGCTGTTTTTAAGGCTTGTCTTGCTAAAGTTATTTGAGATTCAACACGACTCGTAAATTCATCTCCGTAACTATTTTGAAAAGACTTTTGAGACTGCCTTAATTGTTCATTTTGTTCTTTTAACTCTTTAGCATATTGAACGGCCATCAACTCTCTTCTCTGAAACTCTTTGGCTTGTGCTACTGCTTTGTTAATTCTGTTTTGTGCAAGAGTGGCTCTTTTCTCTATATCTGATTGATCTTTAGCCTTCTCTTCGACTTGAGGAGAAACTTCAAAGTCTTCTTTGATTTCATCCTCAGTTACGGGGGTAACTTCCTTGTTTTGATCTAAATCAATGTTTACAGACTCTTCTTGAACCTCATCCTCTACTCTCCTATGTGCAGGGACTGCAGCTTTTTCTATCTTTTCATCTGTAATTTCTACATCGATGGTTTCTAATTCTTCAATGTTTTGTGCTTCTTCTGCCATTATTTGCTCCTATAAAGATTTAATATCGTCCGGGTTTAAGATGGTTGCTATCACTTCATCATCATTAATTATTCTAACTTCGTGATCATCTTCCAATCTAAATCTAGTTCCAGCGTATCTACCTATCAGTATCCAGTCTCCTTTTTTACACCAAGGGTCATCACCAAATTTATTTTGATCTTGATAAGCCAACGGTCCTAGTTTTAGTACATAGCAAATGACTGTAGACAAAGCCTCTCTGTCTACTGTTTCTTTTACTAATTGGATTCCAGCTTCTGTAACTCCCTTTCCTTTATAGGGTAAAACTAGCAAACGCCACCCTGATGGGCTTGGCATTCTGTCTAGTAGGGATTTATTTAGTAGCTCTGGATCAAGAACTCTTTCTTCTTGTGTTACAAAAGCTTTGTCTAGTTCTGAAACTTTTTCTTTTGCAAGATTTTCTTTATATTCTTCAAATTTTGTTTTTGCGACTTTTTCATTCATCGATGTTATCCATATGCAGCGTTTCTCTTAAATCTTCTCTGAGAGAGCGAATCGCTGATAACTCCCCCATCAGGTATTTGTAATCCTCCATCGATTTTATATTGCCACTCGCAATTATGTCAACTGCGTTCTGTTCTCTTTGGTCTAAAGTCTTAAAAAAATATTCTGCTAAATTTACAGCATCCATCGGCTCTCTCCTGCCTATGTTTGTTTACCTAGTCATCAAGTATTGGCGTAGGTATCGGTTTAGGTGTAATTGGAGGAACTAAAAGTGATGGTGGTTGTGGTGTTTTAGGTACAAAACTGCCAAACTTGCCTGGCTTTGCACTACCAGGACCAGTTCCTCTAAGAATTTCTACATCACTGGTTGGCGTAGCTCCTTCTAAAGCAAAACCAGCATCTTCTAAAGCTTTAATGTCAGCTAAAGTTTTTTCAGGAGCCCCAGAACCTAGTAAATATGGTGTGTATGTATTTAATATATCTTGCTGTGATGGAGTTGCACCACGTTTTAATGAACCCGCTACATCACTTATATCAAAAGCTTTACGTTCATTCATAGCTGCTTCTAACTGT